ACAGATAGTTGCGATCTGTGTTCCTGTACCAATCTTCTGTGGTGTTAAGTAACCATTGTTGCTAGTACCCCATGTTGCAGTACCATCAATGATTTCTTCAGTTGGAGAGACAGGGTTAAATTCTGGAACTTGTATTCTTGTTCCACCTTCTCTTGAATCAAGTAGTGGGTTGCGTACAACAGCACCAGACTTGATAAATGCACTACGCTCTTTGATTGCTTCGGAAACGTATGCAGCAAAGTTATTTCTCTTAACAATGTCCGCTAGTAGGACACCGCCAGAGTAATTCTGAAACGGAGCAGCCATTCAGATTACCTATTTAAGTTTTTTGCGATCCCCTAGTCACAGACAAGGGCATTAGTCTCACGGAAACTAATTACTTTTGAGCCTCTTGCTTGAGCACTGCTGCAAGCTGAGGGTTCTGTTCCGATATTAGCATTTGTTGAGTTATATTGCCCGTTTTCCAAGGATTTACTTGACCTCCAGAAGCATTTGCAACTGGGCTTGGTTTAGCTCCCATTCCAGCAGCAGAACTAGGCTTGAAATGATGTTCCCAACCGCTTCCAGGGTTTTTAAGAGTGCTGAGATAGGCATTGAAGTCTTGCTCAACTCCACCATTTAAAATAACAACTTTACCTTCAGCGTTTCTTTTTAAATTGCTTTGCAATAATGATAAAGTTTGTTCTGCGTTTATAGCACCTAAATTACTGATCGCAGCCAAAGCTGTCTGTCTTGTAGAAGCCATTTCATTGGAAGTTTTCATATCTTCTAAACTCTGCTTCAAAGACATATTTTCCTGTTGCATTTCTTGATTAGTTTTATTTGCTTCTTCCCAAAGAGTTTTCCATTGACCTTGATCTTCTAATTCCTGTTTGCGTTGCTGATCTTTCTGTTTGTAAACATCATCAAGTTTTGTTTTGATGCCTTTAAATTTTTCTTGCTCATCCGCAACTTGTTTCTGTAGAGCAGATAGTTTTGCTTCATACTCTGCTTTTACAGAATCAAGATTTGGTGGTTGTGGTTGTGAAGCAGTTTCAGCCACGGGCTGTTCAGCATTGGTCACAGACTCAGGCTGAATTACTTTTTCTTCGATTGCCATTGATTACTCAGATAATGCACTTGTGGACTTTTTCTTTGAAGCCTTCTTTTTTGGCTCCTCAGTAACTTCAGTTGTCACTTCGAGTTCTGGCTGAAACTCAACCATCTCCCACTTATATGATCCATCGGACTGAAGGACCCTATCTAAAGATTTTGCCATTAGATTTTTATGTACTTATCTACTATTCTAACAGATTATTCGGATTTGACCTCATTAGCCGAAGGTAGTACCTCTCCCTGGACCAAAATATCTCTGAACTCCTCTCTATCAATGACTTGTTGGTCGAATAAAGATGTTAAGGCTGTAATATCTTGCCCAATTAACCTCTCAATATCAAAATCTCTACTAATCTTTACCTCTGGTGGTTCGATTCCTACATATTGGGCTGAGAAATTAAAGGCTTTTTGAAGTTTCTGCTCAAGTTCCATAGATACCATTGCTAACATAGAGTTTGTGTCTACACGATCTAATCTTCTTGCATCAGCAGATTCAGCAACAAATTTCTGTTGTGATAATGTACTGATTCCAAGAGTTGCCATTTGCATTTGTAATTCTTTAATCTCAGCAGACTGAGCATCAAAGGCACTACTCGCTGGTTCTACATAATAAACTTTGTTACCAGGCTGTGTAGCCATTGCATAATTAACAGATATAGCAACATCTTTGGTTTGATCGTCATATCCTTCCATTACAAGCATTGGTTGAGATGCAACGTGCAAACTATGTATTAAATCTGCTTGTCTTTGAAAATGTGCAAGATTTAAGTATGCAATATCAAGTAAAGGTGGTTTACTTACTAAATTTTCAGTTTTTCCAGAATACACAGTAACTAAAGGTATTTCGCCAAGAGAAAACTCGCCAGATTCCACCTCTGTGTACTCTTCGCCTGTAGTTTGTGCGTCAAACTCGCCAGCGTAAGAATTATCGTTAAGATCATACATCTCATCAATTTGATCGGTTTTACGAAATACTCTATATTTTCCAGGCTCTATAACTCTTATCTGTTCAAATACTTTTTCTCCAAAGTCTCCATCAGGTAATACAGCTTTTTCTGCTATTCGTGCCTGTATCAAGTTTCCATAGTTAGATTCTCTATCTAATCTCCAACCATAAAGATTATTTGGATCTACCTCTATCCAGTAAGGTCTACGATTCTGTTGCCTTTCTTCCGCAAGACTAACAGCACCAGAAGGTGCTGGATAATCAACAAGAATATGACTTTGACCATAAGTAAGAGAACACATTAATATTCTTCTTGCATATTCATCTAAATCTGAACCACAACCATCAACATCTGCCTTGAAAGTTTCAGTCCAGTATGGATCGCCTGTTAATGTTATTGGTTTACGAAGAACTAAACCTGTAGCTGCTCTAATTAATCTTTGAGTAAAAGGAGAAAATACAGCACGATTTACTCTTGCCATATATGCTGTGTAATCTTCTCTTGGCTCTAATGGTAAAAATGCTTCGCTGTTTTCTCTTAGATATTCTGTTCCCTCGGTAACTGCTTTCATTATCTCCCAACCCTTCATCATGTCCAAGACTGCTCTAGTCCTAGTAAAAGGACTGTCTGTGCCACCAAGCGTAGTGGAGGTTATAATCTTTGTTCTAATTTGACCTGGGATTGCGTAAGTCATAAGTTACCACTTGGTTTTGTTGGCCCAAAAAGCTGCTGACATTTTGCCTTTAGCTATGTTCTTAGCATGACGAGCTTTAAAAGACCTTCGCCTTGCTTTATCTTTTTCGGTTTGGGGATTTTTCCCCGCACCAGATACACCTTGTTGACCATAGCGTATTAACTTTATTTTATCGCCTTCTTTAGCTAAAACCACATGAGATTTAGTGGGGTGGTTAGGAGTTCTCTTGGGTTTGTTATAACCCTCAAGACCAAATCTTTTTAATCTAGGATCTCTTTCGCTCACTTTCCTACCTTTTTCATGGTCAGATTATGAGCTTCAGTAAAAGTTTTACCTTTTAACATCAAGTTTTTCATTTCTTCCATGTGCTTTCTGGTATGAGTACCCTTCTTCTTATGCCTAGCTAAAGCATCTTTTTGTCTTTGAGTTAGGGTTTTCATTTTTTCTTCCTCTTTTTCTTGGAACGTACTTTTTTTAAATCGGCAGCAGTAATCTTATCCCGTGGTGGAGCAACCGCAGCAAGTTTACGTTGTTTGCTCGAATAAGATCCTTTAGGCATTAGACAGCAGAAGTAATAGCACCATTAGTTACAAAACTAACTGATATTGTAGAAATATCTCCAACAGTAGAACTAAATGAAGTTCCTGTAATAATTCCGTTAAAACTTAATTTTTTAGTTCCTGATGTATCTAAAAAGAGGTTAAATGCAGCATCACCAGCATCTTCTGTTGTTAATACATCTGAAATAATTTCAGCAGTATCATCTCCAGATGTTGCTGTGTAAAGAAGATCAACAGTACCAGAACCAGAAATTAAAGATCCTACATACTTTCTTGAAGTATCTCCATGAGAAGTACATTCAAGAGTGTCTTTTGTTACGTCTAAAGTCCAAGCTGTTGTAGAAGCTACTGCTCCAACTGATCCAGTTCCGTTATCAAATGATACAGAGCCTTCTTCACCACGAAAAAATGCCATGATTTCAATAAAAATTTACTTATAACAATATATTACCTTGAAACTGCAACTTTCACAGTTATTTCTTTTTCTTTTTTCGCAAAATATCCGCATCTGCTTTTCTTGCCCCTCCTCTTCCACTGATAAAACTGTTTACTCTGCCCATTGCCCATGCAGCCATTGGTACGTTGCGAGATCCAGAGGATAAATATGCTCCCTGTCCTCTGCGATACACCTGGGCAAGTTGTCCGTAAGTAAAACGGCTCTTATCTGCCTTTTTTCTTAGTGTTTCTTTTGTTTTTTCGCTTAATGGTTTTCTTTTTGGTTTCATCTTGGGCAGAGCGTAGTTTGTTTATAGCTTTTATATCAATATATTCTCCTCTTTTGTACTTTTCGGCTGTTTCTTTTATTTCTTTTGCCTTTGCACTACGATTTCGAGCACCAGTAAGGTATTTACTAGGTACTCCCGTCTTTTTGTCTCGTCTTACCCGTCTAAACTGTCTCACTTTTTCTTGGTTGTTTTCTTCTTCTTTTTCTTTTTCTTCTTGCCTGTCATTGAATGAGAGCCGTGATACATAATAAAAAGTAACTCTTA